GCGTGCTGGTATTCATGGATGACGGCAACGTCGTGTGCTCCAGCGCCCCCGGCCTTTCGTTTGAATACCGCTACACCCTCAAACTCATCATCACCGACTTCGCCGGTGATCCCGATGCCGTGTTTATTCCCCTGCTCGCCTGGATCGGAGAACACCAGCGCGAGCTGCTAGACAACCACGACCAACGCCAAACCGCCATCGGCTTTGATGCCGAAGTGCTCGCCAACGACCTGGTAGACATCGAGATCAGCCTGCCCCTCACCGAGCGCGTTATCGTCAAACGGCAAGACAACGGCACCCTCAACATCACCCACCCAACAGAGCCGCAGCCAGACGCGCCCCTGCCCGCTGGCACTTACCAACTAATCGACGCCAACGGCAACACCGCCGCCGAGTGGCAAAGCGGCGAGCCTCTTGAGGCCTACGGAACACCAGCTAGTGAGTGACGATCTGCAAGCGCTAGAAGACTGGGCCGGTGCCCTGCTCAACCGCATGGAGCCAAAAGAGCGGCGCACACTCACCCAACGCCTCGCCCGCGAGCTACGCCGCAGCCAGCAGCAACGCATCAAGGCCCAACAAAACCCCGATGGCACCGCCTACGCTCCTCGCAATAAACAGCTACGCAGCAAAGCGGGCCGCATCCGCCAGCGCAAAATGTTCACCGGCCTCAGCAAGGCCAAATACCTCAAAGCCAGCAGCAACGCCAACGGTCTCAGCGTCGGCTTTGTTGGCCGCACCGCCTGGATCGCCCGTGTGCATCAGCGCGGCCTGCGCGACAGCGCCGCCAAAGGTGGCCCAAAGATCGACTACACCCAACGCCGCTTGCTGGGCCTAACAAAAGCAGACCTAGACATGATCCGCGACGGCCTGCTCAATCACCTCGGCAGCGTGTAACGCCCCCCGCCTAACCGGCAACCGGCTGCACCGCGCGCGCGGGTAAGCAACCATCAGCGGCATGAACCCAATCGCCGAACTCCGCCGCCGCCTAGACAACCTGATCCGCCTCGGTACCGTATACGCCGTGGATCCGGCCAAGGTCCGTTGCCGCGTTAAATCCGGCGAGCTGCTCACCGATTGGTTGCCGTACTTTGTGCGCCGTGCCGGATCCCGCCGCGACTCAGACCACCCAACCCTCAACGAGCAAGCCGCCGTATTCAGCCCCAGCGGCGAGCTAGGTGCAGGCTTTGTGCTGATCGGCCTCAACTCAGACGCATTCCCTAGCCCCAACGCCAATCCCAATATGCACAGCAGCCACTTTGCCGATGGCACCTGGTTTGGCTATGACCAGGGCGAGCACCGCACGCGCTTTGTGAACGGCCCAACGGAGATCAGCGCAGACCGCACCGCCATCACCCTGTTAAGCAACGGCAGTTCAGTAGTGATCAATGAGGCCGGTATCTTCTTCAACGGCACACGCGTAGCTCACGGCGGCGTCAATATTGGCAACACCCACACACACCCCATCACAGGCGGTAGCTCAGCCCCAGGCCCAACAGGTGGTCCGCAATGAAAGGCATGAGCACATCAGGCAAATCCATCAGCGGCCTGGATCACCTGCGCCAATCCATTGCCGACATTCTCACCACACCCATTGGCACCCGCGTCATGCGCCGCGACTACGGCAGCCTGCTGCCCAGCCTGATCGATCAGCCGCAAAACGACGCCACCACCGTGCGGCTGTATAGCGCCATCACCTCAGCGCTCATGCGCTGGGAGCCGCGCATCAGGCTAAGCCGCGTCAGCATCGAGCACACCTCCGCAGGCAAAAGCACGCTCACGCTTGAGGGTGAAAACATCGAGTCCGGTGAGCAAACAGTGCTGCAGGTACCGTTGCAGCTAGGGGCCGCAGCATGAACGTTTTTACTGCTATTGATCTATCTCGACTACCACCGCCCAACGTGGTGGAAAGCGTGGATTACGAAGTAATACTCGCAGAGAGAAAAGCCTACTTTGTCAGTCTGTATCCCATTGATCAGCAGGCCGAAATTGCAGCGACGCTGCAGCTCGAATCAGAACCGCTGACCAAGCTACTACAGGAAAATGCGTACAGAGAGCTCATCTGGCGTCAGCGCATCAACGAATCTGCCCATGCAGTAATGCTGGCGTTCGCCAACAAGAGCGACCTGGAACAGATCACCGCGCGATTCAATGTCGAAAGGTTAACCATCATTGAGGGGGAGCCTCACGCAGTGCCTCCTTTATCCGCCGTGAAGGAGAGCGACGAAAGCCTGCGCGAGCGTGCACAGATGGCATTTGAGGGCCTCAGCACCGCCGGACCTCGAAACGCCTACATCTTCCACGCACGCAGTGCTGATGGCCGAGTGGCTGATGCCACTGCTAACAGTCCAGCGCCTGCAGAAGTGGTGGTAACAGTGCAGAGCGCCCTCGGCGACGGCACCGCAAGCCAAGAGCTGCTCAACGTTGTTGCCGCCTACCTTAACGACGATGACCGCCGCCCCGTGGCGGACCGGCTGACAGTGCAGAGCGCCCAAGTCATTGAGTACAGCGTCACCGCCGTTCTGCACCTGAATACCGTCGGCCCCGAAGCCGAGCCAATCCGCGCCGCTGCCGAGGCTAGGCTAATCGAGCTAACAACCAAGCGCCGGCGGCTCGGGCTTGAGGTCAACCGCTCAGCCTTGGATGCCGCCCTGCATATCGAGGGCGTAAAGCGCGTTGAGCTAATAGGCTGGTCAGATATCGTCGCCAGCATAGAGCAGGCGCCCTACTGCACCGCTTGCAGCGTCATGGTGGCCGAACAATGACCGCCCGCCTGTTGCCCAACAATGCCACCAAGCTGGAGCGTCTGGCAGCGCAGGCACTGGCGCAAATTGAGCGCGTGCCCGTTCCCCTGCGCACCCTATGGAACCCAGACACCTGCCCCGTCGAGCTGCTGCCCTATTTAGCTTGGGCATTTTCGGTAGACCGCTGGTCCCAAGCTTGGCCAGAGAGCGCCAAACGCGCTGCCATCCGCGCTGCCTACTACATCCACGCCCACAAGGGCACCATCGGTGCCCTACGCCGCGTAGTGGAACCCCTCGGCTACCTGATCGAAGTCTACGAGTGGTTCGAGGAAGTGCCAGCCGGCGTTCCGGGTACCTTTCGGCTGCTAGTCGGCGTGCTCGACACAGGCATCACCGACGAAATGTATCAGGAGCTAACCTGGCTCATCGACGACGCCAAACCCCTAAGCCGCCATCTTGTGGGCTTGGCCATCAGCCTGGAAACTCGCGGCACCCTGCACCTCGCCGCTGCCGCCATGGATGGCGAAACCCTCACCGTTTACCCCTACGCCCCCGGTCCTATCGAGGTCAGCAACCAAGTGCTGCTGTTCGGCGGCGCAACACATTCCATCGACACCATGAGCGTCTACCCATGAGCCAAACCTACTTTGCAATCCTGACCACCGTGGGCGAGGCTAAGTTCGCCAATGCCACCGCCCTGGGCACCCAACTGCAAATCAGCCGCATGGCCGTCGGCGATGGCAACGGCGATCTGCCCAAGCCCAACCGCAGCCAAACTGCACTGCTCAACGAGCGTTACCGCGCCGATCTCAACACCCTGCAGGTAGACCCGCTAAACGCCAGCCAGATCATCGCCGAGCTGGTCATACCGGAAACCGAAGGCGGCTATTGGCTGCGCGAAATGGGGCTCTATGATGCCGCCGGCGACCTGATCGCCGTCAGCAACTGTCCGCCCAGCTACAAACCACAACTGACCGAAGGCTCAGGCCGTACCCAAGTGCTGCGCATGGTGCTCATTGTCAGCAGCACTGCTGCCGTGGAGCTCAAAATCGACCCAAGCATGGTGTTAGCCACGCGTGCCTATACCGACGCCATCATGGTGGCCCACCAGAGCGCCGCCGACCCGCACCCGCAGTACACCACCGAAGCCGAAGTAACTGCGCTGATCAGCGCCGGAATGAACAGCCGTGACAGTAAACAAAGCGTGCTCTACACCACCACCGGCAATATCAGCCTCAGCGGCCTAGCCACCCAAGGCGGTGGCGATTGGGCAGGCGCGCTAAACGCGGGCGACCGCGTACTGGTCAAGGATCAAAATAGCGCCAAAACTAACGGCCTTTACAGCGCCGCCGCAGGTGCCT